AAAGCGACTTTATAGTGTACTTTTAAATAAAAGGGGGCGGAAAAATGAATATAAGAACGACTGTTTACAAATTACAGAAAGCCCTGCTGATGCAAGGGCGAAAAATAAAAATCAATCAGATACAGGCGTATTCCCCGAAAGCAGGGAAGATGATAACGAAATACATTGTCATTGAAAGCAGAGAATTGGAAGATGGCAGAACAAAAAACGAGACCTTACTGGAAACCTACAGCATGGTTGATATTGCAAAGCTGCTTGCCCTTTTATACCGAGGTGATGACGCATGAAGCTGACACCAAAACAGAAAGCGTTTGCGGATTATTATATCGAATGCGGCAATGCGACAGAAGCGGCAAGAAAGGCAGGATATCAATCGAAAAGCCTTGGAGAGGATGCAGCGAAAACCCTAAAAAGCCCTAAGGTTTCGGCATATATAGCCGAGCGGCTGGGGGCGCAGGATAAAAAGCGCGTTGCCGATGCGGATGAGGTGATGGAGTTTTATACTGCGGTGATGCGTGGCGAGGTAAAAGACCAGTTCGGCTTGGATACGGCACTGAGCGACCGTCTGAAAGCAGGTGCGGAGCTAATGAAGCGATATTCTGCGGCTGGTACGGTAGCGGTTCTGCCTGTTACCATCATAGATGATATTCCGAAGGAGGATGCAAATGTCTGATTTAACAAAGCTGATTGCGCCTTCATTTTATGGGGTGCATCATGACATCAAGGCGGGGCGGCACACGCACTACTGGCTGAAGGGTGGGCGTGGCTCTACGAAATCCTCCTTTATCTCTGTGGAAATCATTCTGGGGATGATGCAGGATGCGGCGGCAAATGCGCTTGTTTTGCGGAAGGTGGCGGTCAACCTAAAGGACAGCGTATACGAGCAGCTGCTCTGGGCGATTGAGGCGTTAGGCGTAGAGAATTTATGGCAGGCGAAGCTAAGCCCTTTGCAGCTTTCCTACCTCCCGACAGGGCAGAGGATTTTGTTTCGTGGGGCGGACGAGCCCAAGAAAATCAAATCTACGAAATTCCGAAAGGGCTATTGCAAATACATCTGGTATGAGGAGGCGGACGAGTTTGCAGGGATGCAGGAAATCCGCACCATCAATCAATCCCTGATGCGTGGCGGCAGCAGGTTTTTTGTATTTTACAGCTACAACCCACCGAAAAGCCAGAGCAACTGGGTAAACCGGGAGTGCTTACAGCCGAAGGCAAACCGCTTGGTGCATACCTCTGATTATCGGCGTGTGCCGCCTGCGTGGTTGGGGGATGCGTTTTTGCAGGAGGCGGAATATCTGAAAGAGCTGAACGAAAAGGCATATCGGCATGAATATCTGGGCGAGGTGGTCGGCAGCGGCGGTGCGGTATTCGACAACGTAACGGTCGAGGAAATCACCGATGCACAGATTGCAGCCTTTGACCGCATTTACAACGGTGTGGACTGGGGCTTTTATCCCGACCCTTGGGCGTTCAATCGGATGCACTACGATTCTGCCAGACGGACGCTCTACATCTTCGGGGAGCTGACAAGGCACAGAACGGGCAATGCGGAAACGGCAAGGCTCCTGCGGCAATACGGCGTGCAGGATACAGATTTGATTACAGCGGACAGTGCCGAGCCGAAAAGCGTTGCGGACTATCGCAGCTATGGGCTGTTCTGCCGTGGAGCAGTGAAGGGCCCCGGGAGTGTGGACTACTCTATGAAGTGGTTACAGGCACTGGTGCGGATTGTGATTGACCCTGTGCGCTGTCCGGATACAGCGAAGGAATTTACCGCCTACGAATATGACAGGAACAAGGCAGGGGAGGTCATCAGCGGCTACCCCGACAGAGACAATCACCATATCGACGCAGTGCGCTATGGAACGGAACCCATCTGGAAAAGGAGGGGGCAGTAATGCGAAATTTTATCACTTGGGTAAAGGGGGTGTTGCAGATGTTTTTTCAGAGAGAAACGATAAAAAGGGCAGTCGGTGCGGAGGTGGCAATCAGCTCCGGAATGCAGGATGCCATCACGCTCTGGCAGAAGATGTTCTGCAATGAGCCGCCTTGGTTAGATAAGAACACAGAAACGCTTGGGTTAGCCGCTGCGGTTGCATCGGAGATTGCCCGACTGGTTACTGTGGAATTTCACAGCGAAATCAGCGGCAGTGGCAGACGGGCGGCATTTTTGCAGGAAGGCTATGCTTTTGTGATTTCTAAATTGAGAGAGCAGACAGAATTTGCGGCGGCAATGGGCGGCTTGGTATTCAAGCCTTACATGGATGGCGGAAGGATAGCGATTGATTTTGTGCATGCAGACAGATTTATTCCGACTGCTTACAACAGCCGCGGAGAGGTGACGGGTGCGGTGTTCGTGGAGCGTGTGAAAAAGGGACGTGCATGGTACACCAGACTGGAAAGCCATCAGCTGACGGATGCGGGCTATACGGTGCAGAACAAAGCCTTTATCTCCTACCAGGAAGGAGAATTGGGTGTGCCTGCGGCTCTGACAAGCGTGGATGAATGGGCGGATCTGGAAGAAAATCTTGTTATGGGATACCAGAACGGGGACACCTTGGAGCGTCCGCTTTTTGTATATTTCAAGATGCCCTTTGCGAACCACATTGATGCGGAATCTCCTCTGGGTGTTTCGGTCTGTGCGAGAGCGGCGGGACTGATGGAGCAGGCGGACAGGCAGTACAGCCGTATCCTCTGGGAATTTGAAGGTTCTGAGCTGGCAGTGGATGCCTCTGTCGGAGCATTGCAGGCGGATGGGAAAGGGCTGCCTGCCGGCAAGCAGAGACTGTTCCGCTCTCTGAATCTGGAAAAGGGGACAACCGGGGATTTGTATGAGGTATTCAGCCCTGCAATTCGGGATGCTTCCCTGTTCAATGGCTTGAATCAGCTTTTGCGGCGGATTGAGTTTAACTGCAATCTGTCCTACGGTACCTTATCCGACCCACAGAATCAGGAAAAGACAGCGGAGGAAATCCGCATGAGCAAGCAACGTAGCTATGCGGCGGTCTGCAATATCCAGAAGTCCTTACAGACAGCCTTGGAGCATCTGGTCTGGGTGATGGACTACTACACAAGCCTGTATCAGCTTGCGCCCGATGGGGAGTACGAGGTTACCTTCAACTGGGGGGACGGTGTGCTGACGGACACAGGCGCGGAATATGCACAGATGAAGGCTATGGTGGATGCGAATATTCTCAAGCCTGAAAAGCTGCTGGCGTGGTATTTCGGCATTTCCGAGGAGGAGGCAAAGGACTACATTCCTGCGCAGGATACGCTTGATTTTGGGGAGTGATGAAGGATGCTGAAACCCGAATATTTACAGCGTGTGCCGGATGGCATGATAAAGCTGTACGCACAGGCGGAGGCGGACATACTGGCGGATATGGCAAGAAGAATCAGCACATACGATTACTGGATTCCTGCGGTGGAGCATCAGGCAAAAATGCTTGAGGAGGCAGGGATGGTACGAGAGGAGATTCTGGCAAGGCTGAAAACGCTGACGGGCAGAACCGACAAGGAACTGCGGCAGCTCATGCAGGAAGCAGGCACAGCGGCACTGAAATCCGATGATGCGGTTTATCGCAGGCAGGGGCTCAATCCGCCGCCTGTTTCGGCATCTGAGGACTTGCAGAAGGTATTGCAGGCAGGATACGAGAAAACAGCGGGCACATTTCGCAATCTGACGTTGACAACGGCACGCACCGCTACACATCAGTTTGAACAGGCACTTGACCGCGCCTATATGCAGATTACGCTGGGCGGCATGGACTACAATACAGCCATCCGAAGCACCATCAAGCAGCTTTCCACCGAGGGCGTGGGAGCAATCCGATACCCGACCGGGCGGACGGATACCATAGAGGGCACTTCGCTTGCAGGATGCCAGAGCGGACGAAATGGGCGCAGACCTTGTGGAGGTTTCCGCACACGCAGGGGCAAGACCCTCCCATGCACAATGGCAGGGCGGCATCTATAGCAGGAGCGGAAAAAGCAAAAAATATCCCGATTTTGTGAAAACCACAGGCTATGGGACGGGCGCAGGCTTGGGCGGATGGAACTGCTCGCATAGCTTTCGCCCGTGGTTCGAGGGCATGAGCCGCACCTACGATAAGGCACTGCTGAAGGAGTATCAGGCGAAGGATTACGAGTATAACGGTGTGCGTATGACCGAGTATGAGGCGTTGCAGGAGCAGCGAAAAATAGAAAGAAGCATCCGCAGATGGAAACGGGAACAAAACGCCCTGCAGGCGGCAGGATTGGACAGCAGTGAGGCATCTGCCAAGATAGCGGAATGGAACAGAAGGCAGAAG